TCTGGCGTAATCCTCAGCGGCAGTGAACGCCAGATCCGTAGCGCCCTTGTCATCGATCCGGATCTGTGCAACCACCTCACCAGCCCCGATCTTGGCGGCCTTGGTCAAGTAGTCCACCACATCATCGGCCAAACTCGTGAAATCGATACTTACCTCGGAGATCAACTCTGCGGCTTCTGAGCCTTCCCACTCCTCGAAGAGACTAACGATCTCCTCAGCTATTCCACCGGACTTTTCGGCAAGATACTCGGAGATAGCCTTATCCATGTCGCGCCTGAGCTTGTCTACGCCCCTGCGCGACCGTGTGTCACCGGATATGTCTTTTTTTTTTGCAGCTTCCCGAATGCCGGAGGCTCATTGTTGCCTGGCTTGCCGCCGATATTCTCGCCCGGCTTTGGCTCCCCCTGACCTTGTCCGCCACCCTGTCCTGCCGTCGCGAACATTGGTGGGTACTGTGGCGCGATTGCATCCAGACGATCGGAAAGCGCTTCCGGAGTGAGCAGCTCCATACCGCGTTTCGTGCGGGCCTCGTTCACATCAAGAACTCCAGTCTGGTTGATCTCGATCGCTTCGGCCTGTGCGGTCTTGAGCCTGATGTCCGCCTCGTCTTTCGGATCCGGATCTTTCTCCGGCATCCATACCAGTTCCAGTTCAGGATATCCCATAAATTGAGCCACGATGTGCTCAAGTAAGCTCTTTTTCCACTGCATGAGTGGCTGCAAGCCTTCGGTGATGGCGGCTTCTTGCGCCGTCTGCGCTGTCGCCCGGTTCATCTCCTTCACAAACGGCTGTGGGCTGACGGAGAACGCGAAGCACACGATACGAGCAAGCCACTCGTCAAAGTCGTCCTTCAGGATCGCCTCCTTCGTGTTGAAGGGCTTCACATCGCCCGGAAGGAACCGAGCCTGCCTGCGCTGCGCCGTGTTGCCTGAAAGCAGTTCGTTGAAGCGCTGCTCATACCGATCAATCTGGTCAGGCTGCCATTCAGTCGGGCAACCGAACAACAGGTCGGTCATTGAGCCATGGGTGTAATACTCCTGAACCGATAGCGCCCGCCTGAGCGCCGTATTGACATCGAATACGATCTGCTCCACCGGGCTGTATCCGTAGAGCTTGCTTGACCTGCGGTTCCTCGGGCGGTAGATCAGCTCGTCGGCGGTGTAGTCTGTAGCCTGCATGCCCTTGATGATCTGCTGATATGCCGGCGCTGGCGGGGATGGAGTGCGACCCCAGGCATTGACGTTGCGCTTGATCGTGGCGCCATCGATGATGTCGAGAGAGAAGAGCTTGCCTCCCCTGGTGAACCTTGGGCAGACGGTCGCGGCATCAATGACCAGCATGTCCTCGTCGAGCATGCGGCTCCAGTCGTACCAGTCAAGTTCAGGGCGTGGTGCTTCGGGCCGGTCGTCGTCTCGGCGCTGCGGGAACCGGAGGAAGTTCTCGACCTCTTCGCACCGGCCGTCACGATTCTCTGTTCCTCGAATCTGAAACTGAAAATTCATCTTGGCCATCTGGTCCTTCCGGGTCTCAATGAGCAACCGGAGGATCCCGAGATTTTCAGCCAAGGCGCGGAGCTGGTCGAAGTCTATACCTCGCCCGTCCTGCTGGCGTGGCCTGATAAGCATGTTGACGCCGACCGGGTAGTCGAATGCTCGGCCGGCTGCTGCAGGTGGCGCGATCGGCTTCAAGGACTCCATCGGTCCGAAAAACGATCCGGCGCTCTGCTCTTCGGGAGAGGCGCTATCGGAAACGAACTTGCCGCCGATGATCTTGACGTTCATCAGGTCTGGGCTGATTGGTGTGCGGATATCTGCCATTGGTCAGGTGCTCTTTGAGTTGTGTTTTATGCTGCGGCGCCTTCGCGATCCGCTTTATCCTGTGCCTCTTTTTCCAGTGCCTTGCGCTCGATCCAGTCGAGCCAGCCAGTGCTTCGTATGCCGAGGGTTAGCTTGTTGTACGCTCCACTCGCGGCATCAATCTGATCCTTATACTTCCCGTTCGGGAATAGGCGCATCTCATCAATGAACGGTTTGTTCCACGCGGCGCGTATCATGGAAACGTTCCCGGACTCGACATAAGCGGCAAACGGTTCGGCCCGCGTTTCCTTACTTCCGGTAACCTTTTCGGATCTCGCTCGGTAACCAACAAGGTTCCTAATTGTGTTCTCGGCAGACTCCTTACCGCCACTTCCCGGCTCCTCTTCCACCCACACCTCGACTTTCACTCCATCGATCTCGGCTGTCTGACGGATCATCCGCTCTCGTCTACCGGCTGCAACTTGGTCGCGGACAACATCGCCAATGACGACGCGATTGTCGTCAAGCAGATACAGTAGGGTTCCAGCCGTATAACAACCTCCGCCATCGGTTCCGGCCTTGTCCCAATACCTGACTGACTGCTTGATGTTCGCCGGCAACACATCGATGATGTTGATGCTGTCGGGACGGAACATATCACCTTCGTCGATGATCGGGCTTCCTTGGTAAAGCGATTTCCACGATGCCGACCGCATAACGGCCTTTTTATCGAGCAGGAACGACAAACTCTTCAACTCCGGAAATAGCGCCTCACCTTCGACTCGATGTTCCTCGTCCTCTTCAGCGATCGCTTTGAACGTGAGCACTTTGGCGCGCGGATCGTTTTCAACAATACGCCCAGCCAGGTCGTCAATATGCCAGCGTGTCATGATCAGGATTAATCCGGCGACATCGCTAAACCTGGTCCCAAAATCGTCGGTGTACCAGTCCCAGACTTTTTCCCGCATAGTGGGGCTGTTAGCCTCTTCTCTGCCCTTGACGGGATCATCGATGATGCCGATATCAAGACTCTCGCCAGTCACTGGCCCCCCAACGGTCGTATTCCTGAAATACCCGGTCTTACCGACGTACTCAAGAATCTCCCTGTTTCGAAGATACTGGCCAGAAATGGTCACGACGTTCGAGGTGTTGATCTTTGTATCTGGGAATATTTGCCGGTAGATGCTGCTGTCGTAGATGCGCTGCAGTTTCAAGTTAGCGCGAACGCCCAGGCGGTCAGAGAAGCTGCTGAAGATAGTCCGAAGGTCTGGATCTTGGCCAGCAACCCATGAGATGAAGTCAATGATCAGGATCGATTTCCCATGCTGTGGAGGTGTTGACAGCAACAGTACAGGCCGATCACCAGCGACATACGACGCCCACCACTGCATCAAGGATGTCTCGATCGCGCAACGGAACCACCCGCCTTTCAGTCTTGGATTGATCAGGCGACGATACACGCGGAAATCTGCCCGGGCCTTCAGGATTAGCGCTGACTTTTTTAGCTCAAGCATTTTCGCGGCCCTGAGCATTGGATTCTTTGCAGCAACAGCAATCATCCCTCACCGTCCCCAAGGCCGATCTCTTCTGCGCTGATACCCCATTCTCGAGCTTCATCGACAATCTGCTGGCGCGTCTTGCCTGTTGGCTGCATCAAAGGCGTTCCATCGGGGTTTTGCAGTATCTTGCGCTCGACAAACATCCCAAGATGCTTGGCGATGCTATCGAGTGCCGCCTGTTTGCTGTGAAGCTCGACCTCGACGACATCGACCGGAGTAGGATTTCCGGCAATCATCTTCGTTTCGGTCTTGACGCGGAACTTCTTGATGCATGCTCGCTGCTCGGGAGTTAGTGTATCGAAGTCGGCCACCGACATACTCACGCCGTTGAACGTCACGATGCCAGGGAGATCAGTGAAGGCCAGCTTCGCGTATTCAGAGAGCACTCGTTCGGCGGTGATGTCTGTTTTTTCGGATCGCTTGGCTTGTAGCTCCTGTATTCGATGCTGTGTTTCAACTTTTTTCAACAGCCGCTCACCTATTTGACCGGCTGTTTTTGAGCTGTACCCGGCCCGTATGGCGGCCTGAGTCGCATTCAGGTCGATGAGGTACTCCCTGCAGAACATTTCCTGCTTCGGAGTGAGCTTATTTCGCGATTTACTTGCCATAACCGGAAGTTACCCGAGGCTGATCATGAGTTTCGGGGGTGGGAATCTGACGGGCCATGATCTCGGCATTGATGATCTCGCAAAGGCGAATAGACTTCATCGCGGCTTCATGCTCGGTCTTTGTGGTCGTGAAGTGCACTGAGACCTGACGCGTGCCGTCCACCCAGAGCTTTACCCGAATTTCGTATTTTCCGCTCTGGCGCCTGACCCATAATCTCCGGGTTACGCTTATCGGCTTTATCGGTAACCGGATTGACCGAAGCGTTTCCCTGACCAACATTTCCCTGTCGACCTGATCGGTTTTCAGGTGTCCGCGCCTGGACAACCAGTTTCCGAGAACAATCGTAGCGCGCTCGAGGCTTTTCTCGCGAACGATATGATGCCGATCAATCAGGTGCAGTTCGACGTATCGCTTTTCTTCGATGATTTTGCACCGCATTCCGAGAACTACATCAACCCGTTCAGTCATGGGGGTAATCCGTGTTTGTGGTTAGCGTGATTGGTTTTCGTAACGACTCCATAATTCCCGACGGTATACTCCGCGCTCTCGCAATCCATCAACCTCTCGCGTCGTCCTTGTCGACCTTGGAGGCAAGTTAAGACCGCCATAGTAGATCCGAAGCAACATCATCCTTTCAGCATCATCAGTTGACCTTCTGTAGGCATCCCGGTGCCATTCGTCCATGAGCAAGACAGCCTCATCGATCCAGTGCGGGGGGTACTGGTATTTCCCGAGAGCCTCGCCGAGTGTGACCAGGTTGCGGAAGAAATACCGGTCACGGACGACCTTCTCTCCGTCTCCGCAGATCATGACACCGAACTCGTCCTCTTTCGTCTCCGTGGCCGGCATGGTCGGATGATGGTCGGCGCCCTGGTTGTTGACCGCCTGCCCTCGCTGCACATCGATGATCAGCTCTATCAGCTGCGGCTCACTCGGAAGCGGGGCGTAGCTGGTTCCTGAGAAAGTCGTCTCGCGAATCCTGCGCCTGATCGCGGTGAACTCGCTGTCGGAAACCCGGTACTCATCAAACAGCCTGGCAAGCCCAAGGATGAATTCCTCAGCCTTCCTGTCTGCAACCGACGGGTTGTAAAATTTGAGCATCGCCTCGGTATACCACTTCCCGACCGACTGCTGCATCTCCTGGATGATCTCCATCGCTTTCGATTGCGGCATCTCGCGATTCGTTGGCTGCCCGGACGTTTTCGACAAGCTTGTCGAAAAACTCGCTGTGCCGATGCTTGTTGTTCGCTGGTATTCCATTTGTTCCCTCCTTGC